ATTTAAAGTTAATCCTGTTCCATCTGTATGTGTAAGGGTAGTGTCTCCGTCTGCACCAAAAGTAACAACTGCTGAATCAGAGGTTAAACTTAAATCGTCTTCTACTTTAAGATCTACAGCATTAATACTAGCAAAAGCATCAACAACTGCTGCTCCACTACCAGCACCATCCAGGTAGACTGCTTTAGTATCACCAGCTGGTATGGTTATGTTTGCACCAGTACCTTGTGAAATAATAATATTTTGAGAACCTGTTGTTCCGTTCTCTATAAATTGCATCCTATTAATAGTGTTAGGAGCAATCGTAATAGTACAAGCAGAATCTAATGTACCTGTGTATTTAACATACATAGCTCTAACTGGGTCTGTTGCTCCGTCTGCTATTGTGCTTGTGTGTGTATCTGCGTTGGTTGTTATGCCTTCTGTTCCATAGCCCAAGGCTTCACCAATTAATTCTAAATTTGTGTTTGTGGTTGTACCCCAGGTTCCTGACGCGTCACCCGTTGCCATTTCATTTAATCTTAAATCATTTACGTATGTACTAGCCATTCTTTACCTCTTTTTTTTACGCAACTTCTTCCCAATTGGAAGTTTGTGTATCTGTTATAGTAGTATAGTTTGGAGTTTGGCTTTCATCAATACGTGACCATATCAAAACTGTTCCTACTGATCCTGTCGCGCTTTGCCCTGTAGGTAAAACGTTTGCTTTTGCTTCTGTTGTTACTGATCCAACAGATCCACTAGCAGAGCTTAGTGTAACAGATATATTGTTATTAGTTACAAGACTTATAGTTCCAAGGGCAGAAGTTCCTGCTTGCCCTGATGGATATACATTTGCTTCACCATCTACTAAAACCGATACAGATCCTAAAGTACCAACCGCGCTAGGACAAACAGCTACAGCTTGAGCATTTACACCTACTCCAGATACGCCACCCGTAGCACTTTGACCTGTTGGAGTTACATTTGCTTTTGCAACAACGGAAACAGTTCCTAGTGCAGATGTAGCTGCGCTAGGTGCTGTAAGTGTAACAGGTAAAGGTTCACCCCAGGTTAATTGCCCCCAGGTCCCACGACCCCAACCAGTTATATTCGCCATTTAAGGCTAGGCGATTCTTATAATCGCTGTAGATGCTGCCGCAGCAGGAAAAACTACAGTAAAATCTCCAGCGGTTGAAGTTTTATCGCCACCAAAATCTATAGTAGCTACTGATTTATCGCTATTGGTATCGTTATAAATTAAACAGCCTCTTGCAGTTACCGTAGCTGTACCAAAAGTTAAATCTGCAAAATCAGTAAACCCTGTAGTCCCAGAACTTGTTGGGGCAACTTTAGTTAAAGCGGCTCCGCCTGCTGTGTAATTAGTACCACTTACTTCTTGTGAAGTTGAATAAGCAGTTGTAGTTGCTCCCATAGTGGCAGAACTTGTATATAGAGCAAGTTTAAAAGCATTACCGTTAGTAGCAAAGTTGTGCGTTGCTGTTAACAGTTCTGTTTTAAAACTTGTAGTTAATGTTGATGTAATAGCCATTTCAAATACCTTTTATTATTTTTGCTAAATCCTCTGCATCTCCTTGTATCAATTCTTGAATTAAAGATGCTTTATATGATTTTATAGCATTATTCAAGTAAATCAAACACACTCTATAAATTAAATCTTTATAAGCCCTGGCCTGTTCTTTAATATGCGGTTCGCTATTATCAGAATACCCGCATATTTTGTCAGTTAATTGCTCTGCCCAAAACTCAGGAGGATGCCCTCCATAGTTTGAAGTAGCTACTTCTACCAATCCTAGTTCTGGTAAACCTTCTGGTGTAATTTTATCTACCATTTTTTAGGTTCTGGAGAACGCAAATGATTGTCGGTTCTATCAATTAAAGTAGGTTGTTGATATTGTTTAGTTATTTCTAATTCACTCATTCTAGATAATTTTAACGTGTCTTCACTTTGCATAACAATTAAAGGATCTGAAAGCCTATGATAACCGTATAGTTTTTGTTCTGCCGGTACATCTGTATCTAATAAACTGCTAGAAGACGCAACTTCTATTTGTATATCTTTTTCTACACATTTAGAAAGCCAAAATTCAACACAACCTCTGCCTGCCTCTGCAAAATGTAAATTACCTTTGTAAGAAAAATCTACTCCAAACAATTTAATATTTGAAACTTCATTCCAATACGCAAAAGCAATAGCGTAAGCAACCGTATTATTTAAATAATAGCAATTAGTTTCAGTTACTACTTCTTCAATTGGGTATTCAACTAACCCAGGACAACGATCATCTAATTCACAAGTATATATTGGGCCTTGATGTTCTTTTAAAAGTTTAGCCATACTATCAGTTTGACCGCCAGCATCATCTGTATCTAAAAACCTAGAAGGTGGGTCCATCATAAAAACCCTGTCATGATAAATAACAGAAGCTACTCCATTTATTGACCAAACTTCATCAAAATGAACCCCATGAGACTTTGCTAAATTGTAATCAAACCAACTTTTTCCCATACCCACAATAGCAACTGTCTTGCCTTTAAGACTTTTAATTTTTTTCATCTACTCTCCTTATTTACGAAACAGAAGTTCGTAAAGAATCATAACGATATTCGTCTTTTCTTCCTCTAGCCTCTGCTTGATTTTTTAATCTTAAAACTTCTAAATTAAATCTTTGTTCATAAAGTTGCATTAAATCTGCATCACCTTTCATAAAAGTATAGGCTTCTACTAGAGATCCATACAATAAAGCATTTCTAGCGTTATTTGAAATCCAAGTGCCTGTAGTAGATGAAGTTAAACTTGTTGGTTTGTATAAATAATGCAATTCAACCGTATAATTAGAGTCTGGAACTGGAGAAACTATTAAAGTAGATCCGTTATCAGCTCCAGTAGAAAGTTCTTTGTCAAAATCTCCATAATATAACGGTCTTCCTCTTTCTGAGGTTGCTTCCGCGTCATTAGAATATTCACGCATAAAACTAGCGTGTTTTTTGTCTAAATAATGATAGTCATTACTGCTATCTATAACGGCCAAAGAAAAACTCATTAAAAAATCAGATGGGGCCGTTAAGTATGTATTTCCGGTTGTAAGATTACCAGTTACATTTTTTCTAAAATAATCTAACTGTATTAATTCAAATAATCTGTCTTCAGCATTTACAATAAAATCGTTTAATGTAGATACAAAAGTTGTTTCTTCGTTTTCTACATAATTTTGTATTAAAGTTTTTAATTCAGTTAATGTCATGATGTTGTAATTGTAACGTTTCCTAATGTTGATGTCAGTTTATCAACTGTAAAGTTTGAAGGCAAAATTGAAGGATTCATAAAATCATCTTGAAATATACTAGAGTTTGTTACAACAACAAAACCCTCTCCAACTTCATTATCATTATTAGGTCTTGGTTTATATAAAGCTTCAGGATCTGCAACATGTGGTTCTGGTTCTAATTGAGGATGTTTTGGCTCATAACATTCAGAACAAACTTTAAAACCTGTCCATTCTTCTTTTAATTCACTAAGTTTAAATTGAAAAGAACATCTATCGCATAGTGCTATTGCAAATTTACCAAGCGCGTAAGCCATTTTAATTCATCCTAATACTTGGTCGTATTCTAAAAGAAGCCCTATCTTCATCTTGATCAGCAGCCCTTCTAAATTCTTCTTCGTACAAAGCTTTTAATTGTGGAGTAAGTTGAGGAGATCTTTTAAGAGATAAATAATATGCTAAACCTGCAACAAAACAAGGATAAAACCTAAAGGGCATATCCATAGTATTAGTAGCTTTATCTGCATCATCCATTCGTACAATTTTATTAAAAACTAAAATATCAGTAGAATTTTCTGGTGCTGGCCAAACTTTTAAAACAGGTGTAATTGTTTTATCAAGAAAATATTGAGAAGGTCTTGCCTGAGTTTCTTTATTGGGAATGTTTAAATATTCAGATCTACCTATTCTGCTAATAGAAATATCTGTTTGAGTGCTATTAACTGTTCTTCTAACAACAACGTCTAATATGTCTATTATATTAGAGTTTAAAGTGTAATCTGTAGTTCCCTGAGTAACCGTTTGTGTGTCTTGTGAAATTGTCCATTGATTCAAACCTCTATTAGCCCATTCAGCCAACATTAAGTTTATAGATCTTTTAGCAGTTTTAAGATCATAACCAGTTCTAAGTTCTATCCCACATCTTTCAAATGCTTCTTCTATAAACTCAGCTACATTAGGTTCAAAATCTGTACTGCTTGAAGTTGCCATTACTTGTCCTTGTTATATAAATTATCAAAAACCCTATTTACATCTAACGTGTAGTCTAAATCAGATTTAGAATAATGTATATGTTGAGATGGTCTAAAGTCAGGCGCTCCCTCTCCTGTAACAAACCAGGCTGGATGTGTAACTCTAACTCTATTATTAGGTAAAGCTACAATATTGCCTGTCCATTCACCAGCGTCTAATAACTCCAAAACATGACTACTTTTATGTTGAGCAGGATCATCTGCTATTTCGTTTTCAGCATAGTCAACCGTAAAGTAATATTTAGCTGGGAATATCTGTCCATCTATTTTTGCAAGCCAAGGGCAAGGTGTAGCTCTATCTATTACATATACTGAATTGTGGTGTGAAGAACAATCCCAGGGTTGCGCATCATGAACGGACATAGGTTGTGCAAAGTCTTCAACTAATGTATCAGCCACTAAGCCTGTAATTGGCATTCTTGCCCACATAGCTCCACCATGTATATTACCTTCATTCCAATCATCACAATTAGCTTCTTCTCCGGTAAAAATTACATGAAAACTTAAACATCTGGTTGGCATAGTTGTAACACCAACTGCCATAGCGTGAATAAATTCACCATGATATTTTTCGTGATTGTGGGTGTACTCTCTCCTTACCCAACATTTAAAATGAGGTATATTGCTATATAAATACGCCACTAATTATTTAATGTTCTGCCTTCTTCTGTTAGCGTTACCTGCAATTATAGATCCACCTTTTGACATTTTCATAACAGATCTGCCTTTAGATTTTTTCATGACGGCTCTGCCTTTAGATTTTTTTATTTTGCTGCCGCCTTTTGATTTATATTTACCCATTATTTTTTTCCTTTTTTAACAGTTTTTTTCTTAGCCGTATTTTTTTTAGGAGCTGCTTTTTTAACTGCTTTTTTAACTGCTTTTTTAGGAGCTGTTTTTTTAACTGTTTTTTTAGCTGGCTTTAGATTAATTTTATGTCTAAATTTTTTACTACCTTTCATATTATTCTCCTAACTAATAGTTGTAACTTTACGCTTATCGTCTCTAACAGCTCCACAACCTCTGGCTATAAAACCTCCGCTGCTAAGTTTAACACGATTTTGTTTTTTCATAGCTTTTTCAATAGCCATACCTCTTTTTGTCTCATATGAAGATAATTTACCATCTTTATTAAGATCTGCTTTAGATTTATTTTTTATCATAGTTCCTCCTGTGCTTGCACGAACTCTTGCTTTAGGTGTATTAGCTACAACGGTCTTACCTTTAGCTCCAGCTTTTTTTTTCTTTTGTGCTGTAGCTGCCCTTTCTGATTTTGTTAGACTTTCTGCTTTTGCTCTAGGTAAACACCTATCTGGATTTTTTTTGTCTTTGCTAGTTCCACAAGAACCTAAAATAGAACCGTCTGTCCCTATACGAACCCAATCTTGCGTAACCCAGTCTTTTAACTGTCCCATTATCTCAGTCTATTACTTAACACAATACCTTGGCCTCTTATAGATATAGGACCACCACCTGCTTTTTTTGTTCTTTTACCTTTAGATCCTTTTGCATAGTTTGGATCTTTGCAATATTTAGATGCGGCCATATTTGCATACGCAGAAGGGTATGTATCAAAAGTGCGTTTTGCCCAAGCTTTTCCTTTTGGACATATTTTTCCACCACTTTTTGGTTTAGTCATTTAACAATCCCAATCTTTTCTAGCCCAATAGTTAGCACTACATCTATCTGTAGTACCACCCATTCCGCCACTTCTAGCGCAATAAGATTTTTTTCGTGATTTAGTGCCTTTGTGCATTCCAAGTTTAGCATCACCAAAAGTTATACGTTTAACTTTAGAACTTTCGCTACTACATCCTCTAACAAAGACCTCTTTACGTTTCTTGCCGTACCCAGGGCTACCTTTTGAAATAGCCCTTGGTCGGTTAAGTGTTACTGTTTTGCCTTGATATTCAGCCATTCATTAATAGTTTTTATTAAGAATTAAAATAATTGAATATGCATCACCACTTGAATGAGCTACAGTTGTAAAGTCTATATCTCCGGTAACGCCTGAACCTGCATTATTTGGTATACCACTAAATCTATCGTCATAGTATTCATCACCTGTGCTATCTGCTGGTAATGGTATGGCTAAAACGTTAGTAGAAGCATCAAACTCAATATCAACACCCATACCTCTAGTTGCCCAATAAATACGACCTATTGATACGCCAGTACAAGCTTCTCCGGCACTATTTGTTGTTAGTGCTGAAACGTCTACTTTTTTAACAGAAGACTCACCTGTACCGTCAGATTCATTAGTAAACTTTAATACTGCGACTCTTTCACCATCTTGGATAGTTTGTGAAGTTACTGTATCAGCCATAGTTTACTCCTATTCGTTAATTGTTCTGCTTATGCACTCATAATGTACGTGTAAAGCTTCAGCAGCTCCAGCACCAGCCTCAATACCTATATAAGGAATTAAATCTACATCATTAGTTAAAGCAGCAGTTTTAGTTACAGCAGTATCTGGTTGTAAAGCTGTAGCTGTTGTACCACCAGTAGATCCTGCCGTAGTTGCAACATTATATTGAATACCATTAACAAAAATTGTTGCCTGTCTACTTGAATCAATTTCTATTTTAAGATGATAAATAGTATCAGCCGCTACGGTAATTGGTAACGCAGTAATGTAATCAGTACCGCCTATTGAATAAATAAAATGCCAAACGGTAAAGTCTGTAAATGCTTCTGAGTTAGTAGCATCAGTTTGGAATTTAAAATAAGCTTGATTAGCATCAGTTGCTACTAACTGATCGTTAGTAAGCTTTAAACCTGCCCACACTTTTTGGTTATCAATAGCTGGTAAACTAATTGAGCATTCCCAAGATACTGAATTTTCAGTACCCCACAAAGTATCTGACCAGGCTACAGGGTTAGCTAAGTTTGGCAACACAATTGCTTGGTCTTGATCAGCACCAGCGGTTGTCATAACAATACCTGCGCTTGTTGCGTTTCTTGTTACTAAAGCAGATGTCATGTTTGTCCCTAGTATTTCAAAGTTTGAGTTAGCGCCGCTAACTAAATTTTGTGATTTAGGAAAAACTTTAACCGTTAAAGTACCAGAACCTAAGTCAATAGCACCACCGGTAAAGTTACCTACAACAACTGTTACAGTATTTGCTGCTGTAACTGACGCTGTAATTGTTAAATCAGTAACATCAATACTCATAGAAGCAAGAACAAAATCACCTAAGGCAGCGCCTGTTACAGTAATTTCTTCTGTTTCTTCATTACCATCTGCAATAGAACCAAAATCTTTTGTTTCAGATCCTATTAAGAAAGTTTGTAGTTTTGGTAGTAATTCCCACCATTCTTTTAGATAGTATCTACGCGAGTCCATAACTCCATCTGATACGGTTCTATTTGATACTAATCCAGAAGTTGAATCCTTACTGACTAGATCAAAATTATTTTCGGACCTAACCGGTCCACTAAATGTTGAATTTGCCATAATTTCCTCCCAAGGAAATAAGTTCTATTATCTTGGCTTGTCTGCTAGGTCAGTTAATAGAACAAGTTAATAATTCCTAGACTTTTGATTGTATAACAGATAATAAAAAAAACAAAATAAAAAAAAGGGGGCCATAAGACCCCCAATAATTGTAGTTGAGTAATAAACGCTACAATCAATCGTTCATTAAGCTCCTTGAGAACCGTAAACGGCTCTGAAGTTAGAATATCCGAATGAATACCTTTCTCTAGCTTTGTATCTCATGTTTCCAGTATCGAAATCACCTTCTAATGCAGTTTGCATTGGAGATCTTTCAAAATACTTAAATCCATCAGGACAGTCTGTTTTCAAAAAGAAAGCATCTGTATCTGTTAGATAATGATTTACAACATAGCCATCAGGAATCATACCCTGATTTTTAATAGAGTTAATGTCGTTGTCAGAAGTACCAACTCTTCCAGGAGTTTGTAACAATCTGTCAGCAACAAACTGCAACTGAGGTGGAACAATTAACTTCATTCCTCTTAACGCAATATTAAGACCTCTATCATCAGTAAATGTAGAGATATTAATTAATGCATCTTCAAGAGAAGTTTCATTAAGGTCCGCCATAGTTGTAGCTCTATTTGCTAAAGAACCACCTCCGCCTAGCGGGTGATCTGTTGCTATTAAAACTTTACCATCACCACCTGCTGTAGAGAACGCGTTGTTCAATACAGATGCAGCTTTGATTTGCTTTGTATTAGCCATAGATCTAGCTAGTGCTTTAGTGTATCTAGCACCAAGACGATCATACAGATTATCTTCAACAGCTTCTTCTGTTAGCGCAAATGCTAAAGCAACTGTTTCGTGAGTATAACGAGAAGTGTAACCTTCGTTAGCATTGTCAAATCTGACTCCGCTTCCTTCGGATTTTACTTCAGCATTACCAAACCCAACGATTAAAGTTTCTTCTTCAAACGCTCTATCAGAACTTTCTGTATCAAAAATTTCTGCGTGCTCTGCCTCATATCTAGAATATTCCATGCCGAACAAGGCGTTTAAGCCAGGCTCTAGTTCTTTCGCTAATTGCGATCTATTTATTGCCATTATTAAACTCCTGTAGGATCAACATAGAAATGCTCATTGAACTTAACTATAACATTCACATTAGCTGAACCTGTAGTGCTATTATCTGGATCAGAAGAAAAGCCCATAATCCTGAAAGTCGCAGTTGTTGCGGCTGTTGTTCCAGATAGTTCAACTGCTGACATACCAGTTTTGGTAGAGCCAGAAGTATAAGAAATATCTGCATTTAAGCCTACATCAGTCTGCGCTGGAGAACCGGCACTCTGAATTTCAAATACAGCATTAGGGTCATCTTCTACGAATGCTACAATATCGGACGATGCAGTTCCATCAGGAAAATAAGAACTAAAAACAACGTCTCCGCTGCTATTAGTGTACTTACATCCCCTGAAGATACCTAGTGCTTCGTCACCAGCACCTGCTACTAAAATAGTACCAGTATTCAGCATCTTAACTAAATCGCCTGAAAAAATATTCCCTGAAGCTCCTGTAGCAATTTCATATTCTGTCATGCCGCCATTAGCCACACCAGAACCTAATTTACCTACAAGTCTTGCTCCAAAAGGGGCATCTTTGTTAGCCATAATAAGTTACCTATATTATTTAAAATTAATAAAATTGATGATCAACTTCGTTGACCACCTCCAAAAGTTACTTTGCTTGATCTCTCCGGGTTCAAGATTGGAGAGTTTGGATCTGATTCCTTTAAAAGATCATTATCTACAGCATCTTGCTGTGTAAGCGCACGATTTTCAAAGTAGGAGTTTCTTTCTTCGCGCGTTTCATTAGGAATCTTAGCCAGCAGCAAACCGCCAACTGAAACTACTCCTGCGTGTTTACCGTCATCTAGGGTAGGAAGTTCAAAGCCATCTAACTCTTCAACTCTAACAAGATCGAAACCTTCTCTTAGTCTTGATGTTACATTTTTTCTATCTTCGCTGCCTGCGAGTTCAGCTCTAATCCACCTGTAAGTGTACCCTTCAGGTGCAGGAGGAGTATCCAACATTGATGGTGGACTCCATGGTTTGCGAGCAACTTTCTTAGCTCGAGTGTCGGCAGAACGCGGGGTTCTGTTTATATCTTTTTTATCTTCTGTCATAGTTTTA